GAGCCGCTTTCTTCAACTGCAATTCAATCATTTTCAGCTTTTTGGTCATCTTTGCAGTCTTTGCAGTAATAGCATGTCCTAACATACTACTAGCACTGTTGAAGATTTCGCTTGCAAATCGACTATCAACTTGCATCCCTAAATCGATTAGGTCTTTGTAGCTACTTTTTGCTAGTTCTGCTAACTCATCCATTTCGGCATCGCTTGCATCTAAACCTCTAACTTGAGGTAATGCATTTTCAATCTTTTCTAAATTATTCAATGCTTCGGTAGTTATCTCTTGTGCATCTTCAGGAATAGGTTTACTAAGATTGTCAATCTCATTTTGCGGAAGTTCGAACAGTTCTTCTAGTTTTTTTGTCATATGATATTTAGTCTGTCTCTATTGTCCAGAATGTATTTTACTCTATCCCAAGAAATTCCTAGTTTGATTGATATTTGCCTAACATTAGAACCTTCATCAGCCATTGTGAAAACTTGCGGGAATAGATGTTTGTTTTTCTCTATGTAAACATCAAACATCTGCTGACGTTTTTCATCAGTCCACTTAGAACCTTTTCTTGCCTCTGCGGCCTTCAAGCAATTGTTTAATCTATTTTCTAGTGCCTTTTCAGACCATTGTTTGTTCTTCATTTTTTCAATAGATTCGGATCTGTGTTTTTTTCCGGTAACTATTTGTCTAAGTTTTTCGGCATGTTCTTTTCTCCTCTCATCTGTCCAAAAATTTTCAAGGGCCTGCATGTATAGTCGCTTAGAATATTCATACAACCTAGAATTAGGAATATATCTCCCTTCACCTATATTATTAGCATTTGATAGCATGTGAAGGGCGTAACTCATTTTATAAAAGTCATTTCCCGTTGTCATTTTAGTTAATAATAAGTGACATGTAAAATGCTCTCTTGCCGTTAATTGTACTAAATTATCTTTGTCGTTTGTGCCACCTAACGAAGCGGGAATAATATGATGGTTTTCAGTGTAACCATTTATTGTTCTATTTTTTGCTTTTTGAATTAAAGAATTATACCATGTGGTATACTTGTTGTTGATAAATATCATTGCTGGTGCTCCTTAATAGCATTAGAGTAGTTGGGGAGTGGACGCCCGCGAACTACACTTTTATTTATTCTTTCCGTTGAAAAAAAGCTGGTCTTCCGTAATTACCCTAAAAGTGTATCCTTGTGATTTACAGTATGCCATTGCGCTAGCCCACTTAGCATGATTGATAGCAACTACTATCCTATCTTTAGCGTTAGATACTTTGCTTTCAATGATACTTTGTTTCTTTGGTTTTATCTCTACGACTTCTGCAATCTTCTTACCATACTTGTTTTCATAGACTACGAAAAAATCAGGCACGTATATCGTAGGTTTACCTGTCATTGGATGTTTGTAGGGGATTCTTAATGCTTCACTTGCCCAATATAGTACATTCTTATTTGAATCGCAGAATGTCATAAAGGTAAGTTCCCATCCTGATCTGTATTTAGGCTTATGGTTGCCTACGTACTTTTCAGGGTTTTTTGGCGTGTAGATGCCTTGTGCCCACTTGCCCATTATATCACCACGTTTCTTGCGACGGGTACCACAGGTTGCGGCACAACGCTAACACCATATAGTGAAGTTTTTGATTTCAAGCTATTTAACCAATAGCAAATTTGCTTGTTCATTTGTAATGAGTTAGATGTTCCCTTTAACTCATCTAATAACTTTAGTACTGGCACGCCAGTTTGTGTAGATATTCTAAAAAGAACAGTAGTGAAGTTATCTGCTATGTTTTTTGTATCGCAAACGCTGGTGAAGTAACCATGAACAATGTCATACTCACTAGCATTTAACTTTAAGTCGGTTTGGTAGAAAGAATCAAAGATTCTTACTGTTCTATCTAACTCTGTTCTGTCATCTATAATTCTAGGCATGTTATTACAGGTCTGTTTGTCTACCTGCATATGTTACATCACCTGATGTTTGTATCGAACTTCTTGCAAGTAGAGTAGGTGATCCTGCTCCGTAGTTAGGTGTAGCTGAATTTGTAGGAAACAAAAAGGCTACATTTCTATTTAGATTAGGGCGATCACGCAATGAAATTGCTAATCCTGCCTCAGATTGCAATCTATTGGATGTTGTTAGTCCGGGAACTTTTTGGTAATTATAAGCAACATTAGCGTTGTTGTTTGAAGCAATAGTTCCCATGATTAATCCTTCAATGATTTGATAAAGCCACCTTCTGGATCTAAGTATCGGCCCGGGCCCGGGACGTAACCATTATTATCTACTGGCGTTATTGGACTTAATTGTCTATCATATGTTGCATCTAAACCAAATCCTTGTACAATACTATCAGGGGTTCTACCATCTAAACCACCTTCATTGTAAACTACAGTTTCATATGCAATATCCATCTTACATTCCATTGTGCCAGCGCCGTCAGCATATGAGTATGTGTCATGGTCAAACTTAGTAATCATTGGATTGATTAATGTGTATGCAGTAAAGTTATGACGATTAAAACCAAACACAGTAATGTTCTTGAAAAACGGTTGCTTCACTAATTGACTGTTATTTGCGTATGTCTCTCCAATGTAACCCCAGTTGTTATCGCCGGTTATACTTGGATTGTATATATTTCTAGCATTGTAGTTCTGACTAGCGGCACCAGCACCTGGTTGACTAGGTTCTACGCTGGCTCCGGTTGCACCTTTAAAAACTCTTAGATTAGTGCTATCTTTGTAATAATATGAATAGTATGCATCCCACAACTTAGTGATGGTGTTAATGCCGTCGTCATGAAATGTTATATTAATAGGATCGTAATTGATCTTAGTTTGTACTATTCGTTTTCTATTGTATTGATTAAGTTCGTGTGTTTTTATGTTGAATGATGGTAATTTTACAGTCTTTACTAACACGCCAAAATTATCCCCGGTGCCTATGTTTTTACTATAGACATCGGGGTTAATTTCAAAGAATGTATGAAATAAAAACTTGAATTTAGGTGCCAGTGCATACCCAGATGGATTAAAAATCTTATCTGCATGAGTAAAATCTCTAAGGATTGTACTACCAAAGCTATCTACGTCCGCTCTACTTCGCTGTAAGTCCTGACCCCAATATTTAGCCATACATTAACTATTAAACTGTAGTAGCAGTACCTTCAAAGTTACGATCCTGTAGACCAGCTGCGCCAACGCCTGTTGGGTTAGTTGTGTCATTAGGTGTAGACATTTGAACTGCGTTATCAAACTGAATTGTTAGTGCAATTTTGATATCTTCTGATTGACCGTAGTTCAATGCGTTATAGTTAACACTTTCAACATAGCAACCAGCTAGTTCCCAACGTTCTAGTACTACTGGTACGTTTGTGCCGTTACCACCGTCAAGAATGTCGATTTCCATAGTGAACTTATAGTCACTTGCGGAAGCGGCACTTGATTGTTCCATGAAGTCTAGTTGTTTCTGTAGTTGTTCACCAACTGCTCTAGAAACGACACCAGATGCATCATCACGAATGTTGACGTTCATTGGTTGCCATGTGTGCTTACCTGCCATATACACTGTTGAGTTATATACTGGTAGAGTAATTTTAGCAAACTGAACGTTAGGACGTGAGCAATCAACAACCTGACGAGTTAGTTCTAATGCATCACCTGCACCAAAATTTAGGAATGAAACTCTAAATCTATATTGCAGTTTAGGCATCAATAAGGTTTGATTTCCATTGTTAGTGTCACTAGCGGACATGTTAATCAATGATTGAGAGGCTATTGCCATTTTTTATTCTCCTGTTAATATTATTTATCTTTTATCAGTGAGCGCCCCGAAGGGCGCTACTTAATAAATTAAGCTCCTGATAGTTCACCTGTATTCAAAACACGTACTGGGATGTAAATGAATTCAGCTGCCTTAACAGGCTCAATCGCAACATCGACCCAAAGTTCGTTTCTGTCGATACGAGCAGGAGTGTTATTGCTTTCATCGCAAACAACTAGATAGTCATAGATACCACGTTTTGCAACTAGGTCTAAGCACAATGACTCAATAGTGTTAGAAATCTGACCTCTTGTAAATGCATCGTTAGGTTCGAACACGTATGGACGACCTGCCAATGTCAACTGTCTACGCATATAAGCAATTAGACGAGCAACGTTAGTTCTGTCTAATGCAGAGCTAGAGTTGTAGCTTGTCTTGTTACCGTAGTTCAATAGACCGTTACCTGTGAAGAACACTAGTGGGTTGATGAAGTTTGTATATAGAACATCACGTACACCAACACGCGTCTTGATAGTCACGAATTCACCTGTATCACGATTTACGTAACCAATGTTAGCCGCGTTGTCAATGATACCACGACGAGTACCAGCTGCCGCTAACCAAGGATAAGCGATTGTATCGTTTCTAATGAATGTTCTCAACATCATGTGTGATGCAGGAACAGCAACTAAGTTACCACTCAAGTCACTTGTGATACCACTTGGATAGAATAGACCCAAGTATGTGTTGCGAGTTACGCAACCTTCTTCACCTGTGCTTGTTGCACCTGCGGCGTTAGTAGCCCATGCTTGAATGTCAGTAGCAGAGTCAGATAGACCCATCGGCGTGTCACCTATGATGTAACCTGTCTCACCACGATCAGCATTCAATACAACCATGTTAGGTTGTAGTTCAGGATAGTTAGGAGTAGCCATCAAGTTGAAGAAGTTATCTTCGTCACGTAGGTCTGTGTTAGTGTCGATTGCCGCACGTAGTGCTTCAACAACCATAGCACGTTGAGCTTTACGACCCATGTAAGGTGAACCGTTAGACTGTAAGCCACTTACTGATACCCATGCATCTCTTTCTGTTGGTAGAGATTCGCCTGGGAAGTTAGCGTTGCTAAAATAGTTCTCTTTGAACTGTTTAACATTGTAACCTGAACGGCGTGTGTTGAATAACAACATACCTGTTGGATATAGAGCATCATCAGGTGCATCTAAATCTAGATAGTTGCTTGTCAACAAGCTAGTGATTGTTGGGATAGGATCATCAGTAACACTTGTTGCTCCACTTGTTGCCCAACGTGCATCAGCAAACAATACGCCGTTTGGATTTTGTTGATCCGCATTGTCGATCAATACCCACTGATTTTCACCGCTGACTGACTGCCAACGATAAATTACTGGATAGTTTTCTAGATCGGCTGTGCTGATCCACAAGTCACCCCAGACAAGTGCAGTACCATCACTTTGAGTTGTTGGTTCTGTTGCACTTACGATAGGACCTGCGGGGTCAGTTGCGTTTGATCCTGTTGGTGTCGGGAAACCGTTCAAGTCATAAGCCTGATTTCTGTAACCTTTCCATGCACCGTTGTAGTTGACCATGATATCAACTTCATCAACAACTGAATAGAACCAGTTTGTATTGTTTGGTGGGTTAGCTACAGGAGCACCG